TAAGATATTAACCCTATTCCCTGAGAGCGCACACTCGAGGGGTGTAGGGTTTTTTAATTTAAAAAATGGAATACAATAAATTTTTAGAAACAAAACGAAAGACATTTTTAGAAAGTGGCTTTGAAATTAATGAATCGGATTTAAATCCGTTACTAAAAGACTTTCAAAAGTTTGGAATTAAAACAGCCTTATTTAAAGGCAGGTTTGCATTCTTTTTTGATTGTGGTTTAGGTAAAACGTTTAGTCAATTAGAATGGTCTAAACAAGTATCAATCTTTACAAATGCGCCTGTATTGATTTTAGCACCTTTAGCAATTGTTGAGCAAACAATAAATGAAGGCGCAAAGTTTGGGATTGAAATTTTCAAATATGACTTTGAAAATACGCCATGCTTTAATGAGCCATCTATATTTATTTGCAATTATGACCAATTAAAAAACATTGACTGCTCTATATTTAGTGGTATTGTTTTAGATGAATCTAGTATTTTAAAAGGCAAAGATGGTAAATTATCTAATCTAATAATTGATAGTTTTAAAACAACGCCTTATAAACTTTGTTGTACTGCAACGCCATCACCTAATGACCATATGGAATTAGGGCAGCATAGTGAGTTTTTAGGGGCAATGTCTTATTTAGAAATGTTGGCAATGTTCTTTGTTCATGATGGTGGCGAAACTTCTAAATGGCGTTTAAGAAAACACGCTCAAGATCCATTTTGGAAATATGTTAGTAGCTGGTCAATGGCAATTGATAATCCTAAAAGTTTAGGTTTTGATAGCAAAGGTTATGATTTGCCAGAAATAGAATATATCGAGCATATAATTTCAGTTGAAAATAAAACAGAAAATCTATTTGGAGATGTGGCTGTTTCTGCTACCGACTTACATAAAGATTTAAACCGTTCATTTGATTTACGTTTACAAAAAGCAGTTGAATTAGTTAATTCTAATAACGAACAATGGATTGTTTGGGGCTTAAAGAATAATGAAACAGATACAATTGCAAAACATTTAGAAGGAAGTATAAATGTACAAGGTTCTAATACTCCTGAATATAAAGCAAAGTATTTAAATGGATTTGCTAAGAATGAATTTAAAACATTGATAACAAAAACATCAATCGCTAGTTTTGGAATGAACTATCAACAATGCCATCAAATGGTTTTTATGTCTTATGATTTTAAGTTTGAAGCATTTTACCAAGCTGTTAGACGTTGCTATCGTTTCGGTCAAAAGAATAAAGTTACCGTTCATATTTTAATACCAGAATCTCAAGTAAATGTTAGACAAACAATACTAGCAAAAGAAAAGCAACACTTTGAAAGAATTAGCGAAATGGCTAAATACTCAGCAGAAACAAATTATAAAACCCAAAAATCAAAAGTAAAAATTATGAATAAAGAAGTTAAAACAAAAGATTACCATTTAATTAATGGAGACTGTGTAGCAGAAACAAAAAACCTGCCAGATAATTGTGCCGATATAATAGTATTTAGCCCTCCATTTGCAGAGCTTTATGTTTATAGCGATAAGGAAGAAGATATGGGTAACGTATCTAATTATAAACAGTTTGAAAACCACTTTGGATATTTAATACCTGAGTTAAAAAGAACTTTAAAGGCTGGTCGTATTTGCGCTATTCATTGTATGGATTTGCCTATTCAAAAAGGTAAAGAGGGTTATATTGGATTAAGAGATTTTAGCGGAATGCTTATAAATTGGTTTCAAGATAACGGATTTATTTATCATGCTAAGGTTACATTATGGAAGAATCCGGTTACTGAAATGCAAAGAACTAAAGCATTAGGATTGTTACATAAAACAATTAAAAAAGATAGCGTTATGAGCAGGGTTGGTATTCCTGATTATGTTTTGTTTTTTAGAAATGAAGGTGTTAATGAAGTACCAATTACACACCAAGATAAAGATGAAACATTAGGTAATTATTTGCCAGTAGATTTGTGGCAAAAATATGCTAGTCCTGTTTGGATGGATATTGATTATAGTAGAACTTTACAATATCGTTCTGGTAGAGATGGTAATGATGAAAAGCATATTTGCCCTTTACAATTAGATACAATTGAAAGAATACTACATTTATATTCTAATGAAGGCGAAACTGTTTTAAGTCCATTTGGAGGTATTGGAAGTGAGGGGTGTACTGCTTTAAAAATGAATCGTAAAAGCATATCAATTGAATTAAAAGAAAGTTATTTTAAAATCAATGCAAGTAACCATAAAGCATTTGCAGAAGAAAAAAACACTATTTTAACTTTACTATAATGAAAGCAGACACTCATATATTAATGGCATTGTTAAAAAGTACGGTAGAGCAATCTACTGTACTTACAAACCATTATAAACAGAAAATGAAACAAGACTTTAACATTTGGCAAAAGCAAGGTTTTAAACTGTTGGCAGAAATGGAAAATAAGAACATGATCAACGAAGACTATCTAAATTCAATTACTGATATTTATCATAATATTAACATTGAGATAAAGAAAAATTTGCAAAATAAAAAATAAAGTATTATATTTGCAATGTTGTCTGGAAGCAACCAATAAAATATTACTCAAAAAGCTCAATTCTGCGTGTCTTCCAGCACAAAGTTTTGGGCTTTTTACATTTTAAAACATGGCAGAAAATAAAAAATCATTTGTTCTTTATTGTGATTTAATTCACACTATCGAAAAGATGCCAAACGATAAAGCTGGATTATTATTTAAACACTTACTTAGGTATGTTAATGATCAAAATCCAATCATTGATGACCTGTTAATTGAAATTGCTTTTGAGCCAATTAAGCGACAACTTAAAAGAGATTTAGAAAGTTGGGAGGAAAGTTTAATTAAAAAAGGTGATGGTGGAGCGTTAGGAAATTTAAAAAGATGGCACTTAGATTTATACAACAAAGTGATTTCTAAAGAGTTAAGTTTGCAAAAGGCTGTTGAACAATCAAAGTATCGCATAGCATCGCATAGCGATAAAACCGTATCGCACCCGATCGCATCTATCGCTGTAACTGTAACTGATACTGTAACTGATACTGTAACTGTAAATGTAACTGATATTAAAAAAGATATATATAGGGCTTTCGCCCACCTAAAACTTTCTAATTTAGAATTTAACAATTTGGTTAAAGCAGGAAACTCAAAAGAATTGATTGATGATATTTTAGATAGGATTGAAAACTTTGCAGGAAACAAAAAATACAAATCTTTATACATGACTTGTTTGAATTGGATTAAAACAGATAAAGGATTTAATGCAGGTGGTGTCGGAAAGAAAGAATATTTACTAACTTCGCCACAAGGTAAACATAAGTTTTTATTTACAGAAGACGAACTAAAGGCTAAAAAGCTAACTGGTTACTGGAAGGAGCAACATGAATTATGATAGTAATTAACCCAATAGACAAAAAAGAATACGACATCGAGGTAAGCAAGAATGGTGAAAATCAAATGACCTGCCCTGAATGTTCACCTAATCGCAAAAAGAAAACGTTAAAATGTTTTAGCTTTAACCTTAATAAAAATGCTGGCAGGTGTAACCATTGCGGAGTGGTATTGGTAGCCAAAGAAGATAAGCCTGTTTTTGTAGAACCTGCCAAAGTTTACAGTAAGCCGATTTGGAATAATAAAACAGAATTATCAAATAATGCCGTTAAATGGTTTGAAAGTAGAAAGATAACACAAAGTATATTAAATGAATTTAAAGTTACTGAGGGGACTGAATGGATGCCACAAACGCAAAATTCAGTTAACACAATTCAGTTTAATTACTTTAAGTTTGGTGAGCTGGTAAATGTTAAATACCGGGATGGTGCTAAAAACTTTAAACTATTCAAAGATGGTGAAATGATATTTTACAACCTAGATGCCACAATTAACAACAATGTTATAATAATTGTTGAGGGCGAAATGGATGTTTTAGCAATGGCTCAAAGTGGTTTTAAAAACGTTATATCAGTACCAAACGGATGCAACGATAAAGGCAAAATTAACATGGATTACTTAGATAATTGCATAGATTATTTTGTAGAAGATTGTAAATTCTTATTGGCACTTGACAATGACAAGGTAGGTAACCGATTAAAGGATGAATTAGCCAGACGTTTAGGTTACGAAAATTGCAGTACCATTACCTTTAAAGATTGTAAAGATGCCAACGATTGTCTAATTAAATACGGAATTATTGGGGTAACAGAATCAATTGAAGCTGCAAAAGAATATCCGATTGAGGGGGTTTTTAATGCTATTGATATTCAAGACTCAATATGGGACTATTACAATAATGGTTTACCAAGCGGCTTTGGTATTGGGATGCATGAGTTTGATATGTTTTTAAAGTTTCAACCCGGGTACTTAACAGTAATTACAGGAATACCGGGACACGGCAAAAGTGAGTTTTTAGACTTTTTAATGTGCCGCTTAAACATTTCACACGATTGGAAGTTTGCTTTGTACTCACCAGAAAACCACCCATTGCAATTACACTTTAGTAAGTTAGCTGAAAAGGTTATTGGTAAACCATTTGACGGGCAAAATAGAATGTCACCTTTAGATCTTACAACTACAATTGAATATTTGAAAGATGTTTTTTACTTTGTTAATCCTGCAGAAAATTTTACACTTGAAAATATTTTAACAGCCGTTAAAAGTCTAGTCCGTAAAAAAGGAGTTAAGGCTTTTGTGATTGACGCTTGGAATAAGTTAGAACACAATTACAGTACAAACGAAACTAAATATATCTCTGAACAATTAGATAAAATAGTTACATTTTGTGAAAAGAATAGCGTACATTGTTTTTTAGTTGCTCACCCAACTAAGATACAAAAAGACAAAGCAAGTGGAAAATTTGAGATACCAAACCTTTATTCCATAAGTGGTTCTGCTAACTTTTACAATAAGGCGGCAAATGGAATAACAGTTTACAGGGACTACGAAAATTTTACTACTGAGGTTTATATCCAAAAGGTAAAGTTTAAACATTGGGGACAAACTGGATGCTGCCAATTAGCATGGGATAAAACAAACGGGCGTTATTACAAAGGAATGCCAAATAATGATAGTTGGATTCAATCTAATAAACCAAAAGAACTTCAACAAAATGATAACTTTTTAACAAGCCCACTTGATATAATTACAAACAACGGTAAAAATGAAATAGATCCATTTTAGATATGACCCCACAATTAGCACACCAAATCATTAAAAACTACCTTAAAACACATAGCCTGCCTGCTAAGGATGTGGATGTTTGGGTAGGGGATGTTAAATATACTTGGAATTATTTATTAAAACTTTGTTACAATATAAAATAAAGTAGTATATTTGAAACCGATGACACACCAAAAGGTAATCGAGGTTATAATATCAAACGACAGTTTTTTGAAATACTGCCACAAATTGGCGTCACCACGTACTCACATAGCAGAAGACTTATACCAAGAAACTATCTTAGCTATCTGTGAAACTAAAGATGATCGTTTTGTTAAGGCATACAATGATGGTTACCTAAGCCCATTTGTTATTAAAACAATTAGGAATATTTGGTTAAAGAGAAATACATTTAAACAACATACAGATGGCTCAACTTCTAATTTAATGGAATACGCTAACACCTTACAAAACATAGATGCTTTCGATTTTGATAGAACTTACATAAATCAAATATCTAAAGACTACGACCCGACAGCCGATATAGTTTTTGAAGCTGCAAAGAAAATAATAGCCAAAGATAGTGATAGCGATAGAATGGAAATAAGATACCGGGC